CGTAATATGAAACAATTCTTTTTCTTAGCCGGAATGCAACGCTTTGGCGAAACAGTACTTAGTGCAATATTAAATCAAAATCCAGATGTGTGGGTTTCGCCGGCAAGTCCATTATTTAGAATGATGCTTACGCAAACACAAAGTCACAATGAATTAGAAAATATAGATTACAGTAGAAGTGCTGCAATAGATGACACGATTGCAACCATTCCACACGCGTTTTACCAAGACAAGTCAGCCAAGTACATTATTGATAAAAATCTTAATTGGCCAAACCCGCAAGGTGTAGAATTAATTTCTAAATACATTACAAAGAATGTTAAAATAATATGTCCAGTGAGAAACGTGTTAGATGTTTTAACTTCTTTTGATACAATCATAAACGCATCAGAAGATTCTAAAAATAATCAAATGGATCAACAGGCAATGGCTCAAACCTTTGGCAATTTGCCATTAGCAGACAGAAGAGCAGAGTTCTTGATGCGCAATGACAAAGATGTTTCATTAAGTTTAAACTTTATGAGGCATGCTTTAATTCCAGAGTATCGTCACATATTTCACTTTGTTGATTATGATAATTTTACAAACAACCCAGAGAAAGAGATTGATAAAATATATGACTTCTTGGAAATTCCGCAATACAATCACAAATTTAATAACATTGAAGACCGCTCAGGCATCTCCGAAAACAGTCTTACAGGCATTAAAAACCTTCACAAGATTAGACCAACAGTGCAAAAAGTGTCACGCAAACCAGAAGACGTGTTCTTGCCAGAAACAATAAAACGTTACTCAGGACTAGAGTTCTGGAGAGAAATTTAAATGGAACTTGATGACCTTGTCAGCGAGTATCAGTTCAGGCGTTGTCGTGGCAAAGATGGCGACACACCAAATGAATTGGCTGAAGCATTTGCTTTCTTCTGTGAAAACTATGTTTATATTAAACATCCTAACAAAGGTAAAATTAAATTTGAATTGCGCGATGCCCAAAAACAAGCAGTCACATCATGGTTAAACAATCGTTATTCAATCGTTTTAAAAGCACGTCAAATAGGATTCTCAACTCTGGCGGCGGCGTACTCTTTCTGGTTAGCTTTCTTTTGGCCAGACCGTTTCATCGTTATGTTGTCAAAGACGGAAAGAGAAGCGACAAAACTTCTAGCTAAGTCTAAATATATCGACAAGTTCTTGCCTGATTGGATCAAGAAAAATGGTCCAGAGCTAGTGCAAAACAACGTGCTCAAAATGTCGTTTGCTAATGATTCAGTAATTGAATCAATGCCTTCAGCAAATGAGCCTGCAAGAGGTGAATCGGTCTATCTGGCTATAATCGACGAGATGGCATTTTTGCCGAACCCTGAAGAAGCCTGGGCATCAATAGAGCCAATTGCAGACGTAGGTGGTAGAGTAATCTGTCTGTCTACTGCCAAGGGTGAAGGTAATATATTCTTCCAACTGTGGCAAGGGTCACAGAATGCTACAAATAGATTTAAAGGTATCTTTTTTCCTTGGTCGGCTTCAGACCGTGACCAAGCCTGGTATGATGCCCAAAAAGCTGAATTGCCAGATTGGCAGCTACACCAAGAGTACCCTTCTAACCCAGAAGAAGCCTTTATCCGTTCCGGTAGACCAGTATTTGATGTAGATATTTTAAAAATGTTTGCTACTTCGCCCGCAACAAAAGGTTTTAATAAAAAACTAGAAGCAGGAATAAATAACTACATTTTTGAATCAACAGGTGGACCATTGTCTGTATGGGAAACACCAATGTTTAATTCTGTTTATGTTATTGGTGCTGACGTTGCCGAGGGCCTAGCCAGAGGTGACTATTCTTCAGCTCATGTTATTGATGCCAAGTCAGGCAATATTGTAGCCCACTGGCACGGGCACGTAGACCCAGATAGGTTTGGTGAAGAAGTGCTTTTAGCTTTAGGTTATTATTATAATAATGCTTTAATAGGTGTAGAATCTAATAACCACGGTTTAACAACTTTAACATCTTTAAATAAAGCTAATTATAGTAATATATACAGACAGCGTAGATTAAACCAACGTAATCCAGAGCAAACGGAAACAATGGGTTGGCGCACAACAACATTAACTAAACCTTTAGCATTAGATGAATTAAGTGCTAATATTAGAGATGGTGGAGTAACCATAAAATGCGAAAACACCATTGCTGAACTTAAGACTTTTGTCCGTGATGACAACGGTTCTACGCACGGGTCTCCGCACGACGACAGAGTTATGAGTCTGGCTATTGCAAACCAGATGTTAAAATATGTATGGTTGCCTGAGTACAGGCCTAAGTTAAACCCAACTTGGGGCACTTTAAATTATTTTGCATCAAAAGTTAAAAAAGAAGAACCGATCAAAGACGCACCAATTGGTGCCAATAATTGGTATTAAGGAAAAAAGTGTACATATGGTAGAAACAATTATGCAGTGCAACTCATGTAACTCAGATTTGGCAACAGAACAAGACCAAAAGCGTGGCGTTTGTTTCAAATGCCATCTCAAAGGCATTAGATTTAACTTTGTTGGTGCCCAATACGGCAAATCAAATTGGAACACTAAGACTATAAAGGAAACCCAAGACATGTATGCTAACATGCCAAACGTAGAAAAAGTTTCAACAAGGAAAGAATTCATCTAGCATGGACTGGCTTGTTCCTATCATTGTTGCCGTTATAGGAGGACCTTTGGTAGTTGTAGTCCAAAAGCTTAGGAACGAAAACACTAGCCAACACGCAGAGTCAAGAGATTTACTTCATAAAGTAGCCTACAAAGTTGATATGGTAGATCAAAAATTAGATGGTCATATAGATTGGCATTTAACTAAAACAAGGAGAAGAAAAAATGAAAGCTAAAAAAAATAACGGCAAACCTAAATTTGGTATTATAGTTGCTGCTACTGAAACGCCAATGGGTGCAGCTTACAAAAAAGCGTTATCATCAAAACAAAATAAAATTGCTAAAGCAGCATCCCCAGAAGATAAAATAACTGGCGCTGACTTCAAAGCCTTAAAAAGCAAGAAGAAGTCTAAAGCACCAAGCATGAAGAAAATGGAAAAAGAAGAAGATAACGAGCAGACTGGTTATTAATGAAGGGTAATCCAAATTATCCTGCATTACCTTCAACTACAACTAAGAATTATACTCCTAGAAAGAAGAAGAAAAATGGCAGCAAAAAAAGCAAGTAAGCCAGTATGGGAAAAAGCACGTCCTAAGTCATTAGGTAAACCTAAGAAACTAAGCCCTGCTAAAAAAGCAGCAGCAAAAGCTTCTGCTAAAGCAGCAGGTAGACCTTATCCAAACCTTATTGATAATATGAGAGCAGCGAGGAAAAAATAATGAAAGAATTAGATACACCACTGGGAAAAGCTTATGCTAAAGCAAAGGGTGCTGGTACACCACCACCACCACCAACACCAACACCACCTAGTTCCCCTGGTTCAACAAAGAGGTTAAATTTGACTGTTAGCACAGACAAAGCAGATGTAGCATCTCGTAGATATCAAAAAATTCAAACAAACTTCGAAGGTGCAGACTTTGGAGCAGATGTTACTTACGATAGAGTTACAGGCAAAATACAGTTTGAAATATATAACACTAAAACAGAAAAACGTTCGGAAAAAATACCTTTTACCAATACAAATGCTGCAATAAAAGAAGCTGTGCTTACCGCCACAAAACTTGGTGCCATAGGTAATGGAAAGAACTTAACTGAAATAGAAATGGCAAAAATACGCGACTGGGCGCAGGACCTTGCCTCGTCGGTGTTGGAATTTAAAAACAAATCAAAAGCAGATGTTTAATGGCAAAAACTGCTGCTTGGCAGCGCAAAGAAGGAAAGAACCCCAAGGGTGGACTTAATGCTAAAGGCCGTGCATCTTATAAAGCTGAAACTGGTGGAACGCTAAAGCCACCTGTGTCTGCTAAGCAAGCAAAGAAGTCGCCTAAGTCAGCTGCAAGAAGGAAATCATTTTGTGCAAGAATGGGTGGAGTAAAAGGACCGATGAAAGATTCTAAGGGAAGACCAACACGTAAAGCGTTGGCACTAAAGAAGTGGGACTGTTAGATGGCACGTAAACCAAATTCAGAAATTTTAAGCAATTATCGTTCACAATTAGATTATTCTAAACGTTGGCGTGAACAAGAAAATTATGACCAACTT